CCGTTTTGGGCAGTCTACACATGTGAACCCAATGGACAGTTTTACGACTTATCCGGGTCGGAGCACTAATCCAAAGGCAGAGCAGTGTGGACAGACGCCAAGGGGGCCTCAACCACCGCAGGACAGAGTGCCGTTCACAGACTTGAGGGTGATAGATTTCAGAGCAACCATTGTGTTGAAATCTCTTTTATCAACCCCAAGTCCGTCGAGGAGACGGTACTCAGGCCTACTGTAGCTGTTGACAGCCGGTTCCAGATCAAGAGGTGGAGGCTTAAAAGCCCTCCTCTCTCTAGGACGATCTGAGAACAATGTGTTCTGGGTAAGGGAGTATCTCCTAATCCCAGTACGCGGAAGGGTCTTCTTAGTATACCTTCCCGGATGGCGTAAGATAAAAACAGGTCTATCGAGTGATTCCTTCTGAATTTTCTCGCAGGGTGCACAATGTGACCCAACGACAGAGAGGATCTCGAAACCAGGTAACGGCAGCTGAGTGGTAATCGGAATATTAGGATATTGTTTAGCCAAATTCTTAGCCAAAACAAGATCAATCCTCTTAATCCTATATTTCCACCCTTCTGGCGGTACAACACCCATTCCTCCGATACTTATCGGTAGGAAGATGTTCCTGGTAAACAGACTTCTAACTGTTTTCTTTCCATGCTGGATGACAACCTCAGCGAGGGTTTCATCGCGTATTGCTTCCTTATTTTGGGTCAGAAATCGACCAAGGAGCACACATTCTTTTCCTGGGAGTGAACCTGAGAGTAAGGTATTCGCATTCGCGATTATCGAACTCTTCACTCCATCATGAGCCTCCGCAGTTTCTTTAACTTCGTCCTTTCCTTGGACTTTATGAACTCCAAAGAAGAGCCCAGTATTAAGAAAGTTAATCTGTTTCGGAAGAGCTCCATCGTACCACTTTACCTTCGACCTCCTCTTTAGATCGAGGACAATCGAGGTTGAGTTTATGTTAAGGTAGCTATCATGGTGATATGCCTTACCTACAGACATTTTCAAACCGACATCTTGACTGATCTTCACGTGCCTCTCCCAAAGTTCGGGAGGAGCGCAGTAGACCATGTCATCTCCGTTCACAAGAACGAGTCGGAGACGATGATTATTTGAAAGGATAACATTATCCCAGCAGTGTTCGATGGACGTAGTGGCGAGGTACACACCTAAGTTGGCAAGACAAAGGATTGGGAAGCTTAAGATACTTCCCATTAATTGACCATTTGTCTGCATTCCCCAGTTCTCCCACTGAGTCAAACCATGGCTGTGCTCCGCAGGGTCGGAGTCATACCATAGGTTGTGAGGGCCTAGCACACGTAGTGCTAGCCGTCTAGTGGGCTCATCAACAAAATCGAAGAGATACCGGAGAATTCTCGATCCATACTTCCATGATAACCCATCGGTCGCCGCCGAATAATCGACGGAGAACCAATGCATTTCCCGGCTCTGATGAGCGGCACCCCAATACTCAGACAGATCGGTTAAGTCTGTCGGAGATAGAGGTCGTTTAATCAGGCGAAAACATGGAAATTTAGAAAGAGAATCATGCAGGATCTTCTGAAGATTCCTTGCCATGTAATAGGGTAGAGCCTCACCTTTTGAGATTACTCTCACTTTAAAGGGCTCAAGAACTCCTTGAATTTTACACTCAAGGGGACGGGAACAAGACAACTCCTCTCTCGCGAGGTAGTTAAGATGGGACCAGAGATCCATTCCAACAGACCTTCTGTGTTCGACCACGACGTTGCTGACTTCAGCTCGGTCGCCCCAGCAATAATAAGCCTTAGGATAAAGCTTCATTATTACGAGTTCGTCGGTATGGGAAATATTATCAAATCCCTTAAGAACCTGGTTAATCTTACGATAATCAGGACTCGACGGTCGGAGGCCACACAGTTCTCGAAGTGCTCCATGCTGTCCGCCTGCAGATCTAGTCTTCTGAAAGCAAGCAGAACTGCTTGCCGTCAGACCACTTACCGAGGCATCCCTCATTTTCCTGAGGTGATACCCGAGATCTGAGCGGACCCTTTGGAGAACACTCTCAAATGTTGGATCGGAGAAGATTGCAGAAATCGCATACTCATCTCCAGGATCAGGGCTACTAAGAGCCTTAAAATGCTCTTTATAAGTCTTGTGAATAAAATCTTTGCTGGCAGGAAGACTTGCCCTCTTGGCCTGAAGCCAAGAGTACCATAAATGAGTATTCTTATTAGAGTACGCATTGATTCTATTCTTAATCCACTTACGGACGGGGCCGATGGGCCGAAAAGGGCTATCGG